AATATCGTGCCTTAGGGTTAAAATAGTCAGAAAGTCCACTTACTCCACTAAATGCTCTGTCTGCAGGAAAGAAAGCTCTCCAATCTTTTTCATACAAATCTTCTAAGTAAATTACTTCTTGTCCTAATCTTCTTGCGATTTCATGAACTGCGGTTTTTTGATATACAATTTCGTTTATTACTGCACTCTCGTCCATGCTTAAAGTTAGTTTTTGAGGTTTATATTTACCATACCAAGTATTATGCTTTAAAGCATGCAAAGCAGATAATATTCTTGCTCCTTCATCTTTTCTGTCTAAACAAATTACTAAATCAAATTCATATGCAAATTTTACATAAAAATGTATAGGGTCACTATAATCAGTTATCAATAATGGAATATGTATTTGGTCCCAAGGAACATACTTGTGTGTACATATTTTTACTATGCCTTCTCCCTTAGGTTTTCTAATCTGTGGCAAAGTAAGTCTGCCTTCCTGATAAGATATTTCCCTTGCATTTAAATCATTATTAAAAGGCTCGGAACACCAAGGTAGCTGTAGCTCTTTATGTAAAGCAAGTTGTAATTGAGAGCTACCACATCTTCCACTGCCGATTATTAATATTCTCATTTTTTATGTTTCCATGGCAATGTATCGCCTATCTTTTCAAATTCTGTCATCTTAGTTCCACTAGGGTCTGTGTCAATATCATAGTGTTGCGACTTCCATACTAACTCTGCCATCTGAAACCAAATAGCAACCATTCTATCTCTTTCTTGTTTTTGTCCCCAAAGATAAAACAGTAACCAATATTCTTTATCAAATCTACATACTCTAACCGTTTGGTCATGTATCTCTGGAAGGTCGACCGCGGCTCTCAATCTCTGAGAGCCAGCAATCGGGTACCAGTTTGGCATACACAGGAAGGGAGATTTAACCCCGTGCATGCGCAGACTGTCTATTAAAGGTTGGTTTGGCGGTACATTTGTTATGTTTTCTTGTACTTTCGGTTGCTCTAGCAACCAACCTATTGTTCTTGTATACCAAGTGTGTGGAGGTAAAGGGACTAACTCGGCAGTTTCTCTACTTACTCTATCATATGCCATCGTTCATCTCCTTGTATTTCTGTGTCCATTCTTCTTCGTAAATCTTTCTAAAATCTTCTAGTGTAGGAAAAGGTAGTTCTATACCCTGTACATTTGCATGTAGTAATCTTCCTAAGTATTTTTCATAAGCTACTTTTAATTGGGCTTCTGTGTATAAAATCATATTAGTTCCATGGTGGTTCGTCCGAATAACTCGTGCGTTTAGTTTTCTTTTCTTCATCTTCTTTGTCCATTTGTTTAACAACTTCTTGTTTAATAATTCCAGTCTTTGGACCAATCCTTAGTGTATTTAAATTGTACTCACTAATAAAATGTTTTGGAGTACCATTTCTAAGTTTTTTACATATAAACTTCATTTGACCAATAGTTTCTGCAGGTTTCTCTCCATAGTCTTCTTCGGGTTCTACATCATCTACTTCGCCTGGGTCGTGTTTCTCTAATAAATAGAAAGCATCTACTGCGTTCTGTAAGTCTCTAGAGAACTTAATCTCTCCTTCAGGGTTAGTCTGACAAGCTGTAACAACCATACATTCAACTTCTTGTGCCAATCCTTTCAATGCTTTAGATATTTCTATCTGTTCAGTCCAGTCATATTGTCCTGCTCTATTTTGTATTCCTCTTTTAACCTGATTGATATAATCAACTATGATTACGCCAGGGTCATGCATTGTTTTCATTTTGTTTCTAGTAACACTCATTATCTTTGTTAGAGATAGTTTTGGGTCATAATATATTTCTATACTAGGTGAGTCTTTCTTTAAAGTTTTTAATTGAGCAGTCATCATATCCCAACCTACCCATTGCCTAGGGACTGCGTCAAGTATTGGGGGTTCTTGTTCAAGAACTTCTTTTAATATTTCTTCGCCATTTTCATATCTACCCGCCCACCATGTGGCTAACTTCTCCCAATCTTTAGGGTACAGTCTTCTATACATAGTTCCTTCTTTATAATCTTCTCGTGGTACACCAGTTTGGGATGCGTGGGGGGATGTCAAACCTAAAGGTACTCCTGAGCATTGTGCAGCAATTCTTTGCATAATTTCTCGGGAGTCCATTTCTATTGTAAAATATAGGATTGATTTGCGTGGATAGTTGAGATATCCATTGTAAAGGGATGCAGCAATACTACTGCAAGTAAACGACTTACCCCCGCTAGATTTAGCGCCTAACAAAATTAAATTTGTGGGAGAGAAGGTGGTGTGTTGGTCGTATTCTTCATTCAAACCAAGGGGTAAGCGTTTCTTAATTTCATCATCTGAGTCGAACAGTTCTAGAGTTCTCATATTGTTTGCTTCACTTTGTACTTCTACTTTGTCTTCTACGTTGAGAACTATGTCTTGTAGTGTGTCTAGCTGTTCTTGGGCATCTTCTGTTAATATTGTTTTGCCCAGAAAAATCTCTACTTCTTTTAAGATTTCTGATTGTGTAAATTTGTTCTTAAGAAAGTCCAATAGAATGTGAGGCTCTACGCCTACTTCTAAAGTCTTAAGGGATGCGATATGCTCTTTTTGTTCTTCGGGCATTGGCTCCATCATAGATAGGGCTTCCCAAGTAGGCAGAGCTTGCCTATTGTTTACTTCTTTTTCTATTAATTTAAATATAGCACGTTCGGGAGCAGTTTCAGGTATATAATGTTCTTGTAACTCAGCCCAAGTGTCTAAGTCACCATCTGTAATTATTTTATTTAGTAATGCGGCTTCGAGTTGCAATTCAATCTCCCAAGTGAATTATATGTAAAAAGATAGGGCAGTCCTAAGACCGCCCCAATAGAAAGACAATATTAGCTAATGTCTTTTTTAGCAGCGCCGTTATAGTCGGAACACTGTATGCCTCTTCTAGTAAGCATAGTTTTTACGCCTCTAGGAGTTTTGCCGATTTCATCAGCGATAGATTGAACTGACATATCTGTGATGTCCATTCCTTCTAATGGGTCATTCTTTGAAGAACCCTTTGTTTCTTTTTGCTTAGGTATCGCGTTGATAACTTCAGCTCTAAGAAGTGATAAAGCTTTTCCTCTGATAGAGTTTACACTTCTACCTAGAGCTTCTGCTATATCTTCGATGAAAGCGTTATCGTTAACTAATTGTACGAATTGTGCTTCTTCATCTTCGTTGTAAGACTTAACAGTCTCAACCTTAGGAGCAGGTTTAACATGTTCTGTTAACTGCATAGAAAGGATTTTTCCTTGAATAGATTTTGCACTGAATGCTCCACCTTCAAAGTTTGCAGCGATTTCTGCATAAGTGTAAGAACCGCTGTTGTCTGATACAAAAGCTGATAAAGTAGCTTCTTGTGAATCAGAGAAAGATTTAGTTTGTGAAGCAGAAGCTAGTTCTACGTCAAAACCCATCTTTCTTAATTTACTAGATACACTTCTTACTGAAGTTTCTAGTTGTTCTGCAGCGCTAGCTACAGTTGCCTGTGATACAGGGCTTTCGTCACCGACAAAAGAAGTTAGTTCTGAAGTTCTTTCGTCTGTCCATTTTGGTAATGCCATTTTAATTTTCCTCAATTAAATGTTTTAGATTTGTTATTATTAAAACACCTCGGTCACGAGCTGTCTGTGTCTTTGCTGACTCAATACCACTCTCATTAATTAAATGAGTGCAATCTTTTGTCAGACTGGATTTTACTACGAAACCGTAGTTGTTTAGAACTTTTTCTGCGAAAGCCTTAGTTGGATAAGTTTTAAGCTTACCACTAATGCAAACAACACCTGTGACCTCTTTCTTTTTTACTATTTTATTATTCCAATTGAAGGGCAAACAGTCTTTGTAATTATTAGGGTAGAACTCTGTCTCCATAAAGTTAATTAAACTAGCAGTAGCTTTCGGACCGATACCCGCTTCAGTACAACTTTTCTCGCTAATATCTTCGATGTTTGATATTGTATCGCATAATTTTTGAGAAGCTGACCGACCGATAAGTGGTATAGAGAAAGCAGGTATTAACGACACCAAAGCAATCTCTCTTGATTTTTGAATCTCAATATAGAGTTTCTCTCCTAGTTTTTCAGAATCCAGTAGTTCACTAATTTCTTCTTTAGTAAGTTCATATAAATCCGAGTATTTTTCTAAAAACAACTTACTCACAGTTGCTGGGCCTAAGCCCTTTATTTTTAGTGTAGAGGCGAAGTTGATAACTTTTTTATCCCACTGAGCTGGACAGTCGTGATTTCTGCAAAATAATTGCTCATTCACTAACTCCAGTACACTATCACAAGAAGGACAATGTGTTGGTGGTATAATTTTTGTCAATTCCGTCTCCCTTTCTAAATATACATATATTATACAAAAAGTTTAACCATTTGTCAAGAACTTTTTTTCATAATGTGACCTAAAAGTTAGAATCAATTTTTCAATCCTCCTCGTAAATATGGGTATCTTCTACCATATTTCGGTACTTCCACTGAAACCATAATGCTTTTAATTTTTTAGTTAAAAATTTTATCCAATCTCTTTTCATAAATATCCTTTATTATCCTATCAGCAATTAGCTGATGCCCTTCCTCTAGTGGATGGTCTTTTGGTCCGTATGGTACTTTACCTTTTGTCATATCATAGAAACCTTCTGATGTTAGCTCTGGTACTTCTTTTAAGTAGTCTGTCAATTTCATCCTATTAACAGGAGACCATTGTATATTAGCTGCTTCTTCCCTATTTTCATCTAAGTATTTTAATCCTGGGTCAATCTGCCCATTACTCATCATATAAAACAGATGAGGAATACCTTGCGAATTGTAAAAGTGTCTAAGCGATATCATATAATTTATACTATTAATTAAATGATATCGCTTAGACACT